GAATATGATACAAACTTATTCTTTGAAAAGTATGAAGATGATGAACTACTAAGGCCAGCAATAGAAAAGTTATGCTCTAACTGTCCTGTTTCAAAGATGTGTTTTGCTGTTGGCGTTTCACAAAAAGAGTGGGGTGTATGGGGCGGAGTTTATCTTGAAGGTGGACAATTGTCTAAAGAATTTTCAAAGCATAAGTCTAAATCAGACTGGGCAAATACTTGGCAAAGACTAACAACGGAGCAATAAAATGTATACAGATTCAATGAGGCGAGCATTTCGATCAATAAAAGGTCCTGATGGATTTCAACTTCAGATCATTGATCATGACAATTTTTTAACAGTAAAAGCAAGTGAAAAACAATTTATGAGTCTTTCTGGAGAAGAAAGAAAGCAGGCTGTTGAGTACATGATTCGCACAAAAAAAGCCCTTGAGGAAAATGGAGCAATTGTTTTATTAGTTAGAGAAGGCGGTAAAGAATTATGATTGAGTTTGTAGCATTTGCTTTATTTATTATATTATTTTTTATTTTAATATTTAAAAATGTACAGTTAAAAGTAAAACTTTCTTCAACAACTTTGGAACTTATAAAAGCCCACTTAGATAAGACGATACTGTCTGAAAAGTTGTTAGAGTTATCAGATAAAAAAAATAAATTAGAAGACCCATCATCAGAAGCATTTTTAAAATTTGTTTCAGATTCTAGAGATTGGGCTTATCAATATATAGAAAATGTTCAAACCTCATTAAATAAGTTTATTACTGATATTGAGCCTGAAGTGGTATATTTTGATGCATATGGAGACCTAATGGGGGCAGAGCCTAACTACAATTCAATGAAGAAAATTTCTGGGGCATATAAAGAACTAAAGAAATTGCTACCAGAAGACTATGATAGAATAGATACATGATAGTCCTTAAGCACACCAAAAATCTTAACTTATTTATATGTGAAGAAGAGTTGTGCCAGGATGAAAGTACACAGATTTGGGCAAGTTCTGAAAGTAGAATTGCTGATCTGTGTGATTTACATTATAGTCAAGTAAAAAATATCCTATAGGAGGAAAAAATGACACATCACAACGAAAAAAGTTCACAGATTAAAGCAGTACTAGCATCATACGGAAGATCAGTTCTTGGTGCAGCGATTGCTCTTTACGCTGCAGGTGTAACAGATCCACAGACACTTGCTTATGCATTGCTTGGAGCCATAGTGCCCGTAGCATTGAGAGCAGTCAATCCTAACGACAAGGCGTTTGGCAAGTTGCCATCAGTCGAAGAGGTAGATACAGCAGTCAAGGCTGCCAAAGTAATTAAAAAGGCACCAGCAAAGAAGGCAGCAGTAAAAAAGAAGTAGTATAATAGATACTATTCCGCTATGAGACTTTAAAAGGTTTTACAACGGATGTTCCCTTGATGGGAAAGTTAGCAGGAGTTGAATCTTCGTGGCTAATAGACCTGAGCAGTCGTCTATAAACTGCTCATTTCTTATGCTATAATATTAATACCTGCCCAAATGGGGGGTAAATTAACTTATTCGCTTGAAAGGGGAATAACATGGTAAAAACAGCACTGGATCTTTTTAATGATCCTTTTTTCAACACCTTCTCAAATTTTCAGAAGGTAACAACAACAACAAACTATCCACCTTATAACCAGATTAAACTAAATGATAAAGAGTATATTCTTTCATTTGCTTTGGCTGGATTCTCTAAGGATGATGTCTCAGTATCGCTAGACAATCGCAAACTTACAATCAAGGGCGAGAAGCAGGATGCTGAGTTACCAGAGGGTGCGGAGTATCTACATAAGGGCATTGCTGCTCGTAAGTTTACTGATATCTTCACCCTTCCTGAGTTTGTTGAGGTAGTTGGGGCTGAGTTTAAGGATGGTATCTTAGATATCAGACTTGAAAAGCAGATCCCAGAAGACAAACTGCCAAAAACAATCGCAATTAAGTAGTACAATATAAATGTCCCCACACAGGACCTTAGTGATGGATTAGTTACCCATTGGATAGAGACCGTGGCGCAAGTCAGGTGAATTGCCTGTGTGGGGCTTTAATATTGCAGGGTATAATAGAAGCAATGACTGACAAAGAGTTAGAACATTATAATAAGCAAGAGTATAAAAAGATGCTTGCCAAGATAAAAGAGGATTCTGGCTGTGTAGACTGTGGAATAAATAATCATATTATCTTAGATTTTGACCACATAAGAGACAAGAAGTACAATGTATCAAGGATGATCCATGATGGTTTTTCATGGAAGGCCATCAAGAAAGAGATCGAAAAGTGTGAAGTGGTTTGTGCCAACTGCCACAGGGTAAGGACTTATAACAGATTAAACGGCATGATATAATGGTCATATGTTAAAAGAAGGCGACTTTGTTATGGGATCAACCTCTGAGGGGGTTGTGCACGGTGTTATAGAGCACATCATGACAGAGGGAGGAGTATACGGAGTTCCTGGAACAGAGTATGCAATTCAGTCAATGCCACCAGATAACCCAGCGATGGCTGTTAGAATTTACGAACAAGAAGACGGTAAGTGGGAGCCAACTGCATACAGTATTGGTATGATGTATCAGGACGCTACTAAAATAGATATGGAGACTTATTCAATGGATTCAGAGGTAGGTATGGCAATGTATGACTCATCAATTGGTAAATCAGATTGCTGCCCAGAAGATATTTCCAAGCAAGCACCATGTTGGGATGGATATGTCCAGCGTGGAATGAAGCCAGGAGAAAATGGTAGGCCAGTTCCTAATTGTGTTCCTGCTGCAAAAGCAGATGATTTATGGGAAGATGATGATACAGTTGAGTATGATACAGATTCAGTATCAAAGGCTGAAGGATATTCTCCACCAGCAGGGGCAAGATCTGCTGCTCGTAGAGCAATTAAATTTAAAGAAGATGGTAAAGCAACTGGCGCTGGAACACAAGTTGGGTGGACTCGTGCAGGGCAGTTAGCAAGAGGTGAGACTTTATCTCTTAGTACTGTTAAAAGAATGTTCTCATACTTCTCACGTCATGAAGTAGATAAAAAGGGCAAGGACTGGGGCAATTCAGCAAATCCATCTAATGGATATATCATGTGGCTTGCTTGGGGTGGAGATGCAGGATTTTCTTGGTCAAGAGGAATTGTTAATCGTGAAAAAGATAAGGCATTGTTTTCTGACTTTGGAAAAGATTATACAAGAAACCAAACAGAAAGACACTCACTATAATGCCAAAGAAAAAATCATTTGCATTTAATCCAACACAAATAAAAGATGGATGGATTGTTAGACTATATAAAAATGGTCGTATTGCATCTAAAGTTGCTCCTTACGAACCAAAACATCCTAAAAAGTAAAGTACCCCTGGCAGGAATCGAACCTGCGACGCATGGCTTAGAAGTCCATCGTTCTGTCCACTGAACTACAGAGGTCTGGTAGACCATGAAGGTTATGCTCCTTCTTCCCCAGATTAAAAGTCTGGTGCATCACTATAATGCTTATGATCCATACGCTCTCCCCCAAGGATTCGAACCTCAATAGCCAGGACCAAAACCTGGAGTCCTACCGTTAGACGAGAGGAGAATGTGCGGAAGTAACAGGATTCGAACCTGTGGATCTTTCGATCTACGATTTAGCAAACCGTTGCATTCGACCACTCTGCCATACTTCCGAGCCTCCTGTAGGATTTGAACCTACGACAACCCGCTTACAAGGCGGGTACTCTACCCCTGAGTTAAGGAGGCGTGGTACACCAGGTAGGACTTGAACCTACGATATCCGAATTATGAGTTCGGGGCCTTGACCAACTTGGCTACTGGTGCAAAACCTTATTTAATTAACATTCCAAAAAATGTACCAATTAAAAAACATAGTAAACCAACAGTCCAGTGATAGTAGGTTCTCATGTGTTCTTTAATAATATAACGTTTTAAATCTTTAGATATGTTTTTAAGTTCTTCATCGTACATTTTAATCCTTTCAAAATTATTAAATAAATTACTTTAAAGCATTAAAAATAATTTGATCCCTAATTTCTTTTTGTTTACGATCAAACTTTGAAAGATATGGCTTAGACTGCATTCTTTTTTTATTTTTTACTGCTCTTTTGATCTTGTGCTGAGATACTTTATTGTTTGATTTTTTCATATACTAATCATACCATTCTCTTAGTTGTAAGTCAAGACTTGTTTCCATCCCATGTACCAATTTTGGTAGTAGGAATTCCATGTTCTTCCCATAATCTAATTACATTAGGATTATCATCTACTGCATGAAGAATGTTCCAATGCTTCTTAATCTTAAGTAAGATATCTTTTTTAACTTCATAGTCTGACCTGTTGTCATCATCTTTACGCATATATAATGCATGGTGGCTAATATCATTTTTAGCAAGCCAGTAAGAGGTCAAGCCACGCCAAACTTCTTTTCGTGAAGTAACAATAATCACATGCATCTGATCAAAGAATGCCTCATTAAGCATTTGTACTACTTCAAAATTTGGCAGGGCATCCACAGAAGCCTCATGAAAAGCCTCATAATCCCTATTAGAGCCACGAACAAGGTGAAGGTAGGGATCTACATTAGCCAGAGTACCATCTACGTCAAAGATGTATGCTGGCTGCTGAGGATTAATCCTGATCAACATGATATGTCATAACAAAATAGCATACAAAATAGCCAAGAATAAATGCTGGAATTAAAAATAGTGCATTAATCATTTAGGTCCTCCCCGATCTGGAAAATACTTAGTCATATAGTTATCTTCTCCACGTGCCACACCTGCTGCCCATGTTAAACTATCGTAAACTGCCTGCTCAGTCTCACATGTTGGAGGCCACATAAGTTCAGTTCCCTCTTCAATTTGTCGTGCTATTTCTTCTCTTAAAGTCATTTCGTCTATGCTCATGCTTCAATTATACCCTTACTTGGCAGGTATGTCAAATGTATAATATGTTCCCCACCACTCATAAGGTTTGTTAAGATAATGCCAAACCTTACTATGAAATTTAAAACGGTATCCAAAGTTATCTTGTTCTTGTAAATCAAATGCTTTAACTAAACTATTAGTAGCAATAAGGCTACAGGAGTTTCCGATCCATCTAAGAAGATGTATCCTGGTTCTCTGGTGCTTTGTGCTGTTCTTGAGGAATCCATCTGAGTTTTCCATTTACATACATCCTTTCATATCCCAAGGCCTTCCAGTCCATTTGCATAATTTTTGGTTCTTTCATATATCTTATAATACACCCATAAGTCTCAAAAGTCAAGTACTGGTATAATCATAATATGAACTTTGTATATTTATGTAGAAACGGAAACAATGAAGAATTAAGATATTCTATAAGATCCGTTGTAGAAAATACAGAAAGCCCCCAAATATGGCTGGTTGGTGGAAAGCCATCTTGGTATATTGGAAACCATATAAAGTCTGATCAGGGGGGAGATAAATATAATAATGTAATAAATAGTTTAAAGACTATTGTTGCTTGTGATAGCATACCAGATGACTTTATATTGATGAATGATGATTTTTATATAATTAAACCAATAGATAAAATTAAAGCCTATCACGGTGGAGATTTTAAAAGAAAGGTAGAGATTTTTGCAGAAAATGCCAAAAGTTCTTATTACACATCTTTACTTAAGAATACTAAAAAAGAGTTGCAAGACGCTGGCATTGAAAACCCACTTGATTATGCAATTCATGTGCCCATTGAACTAAATAAACAAAAACTATCTACAGTTATTAAGCCAAAAATTTCAATCAGAACAATGTATGGTAATTTATTTAATATTGGTGGTACAGAGATAGATGATGTAAAATTTCACAGGCCGTCAACCAGAAGATGGGCTAAGAATCCATCTTTAAACAGTCTTGATTTTGAATACTTATCTACAAGCGATGAGTCCTTTTTAGAGGTTTATGAAAATATACTAAAAGATATGTTTAAAGATCCTTCTCCATACGAAAAGTAGTCTATCTTTTTTTAGTACACCAGATTTTGCCATCACTCATAGTTTGATGAGTCTCCCAAAATAGGGGATCTTTGTTAGACATCTCACACTTTAAACATTCATTTTTCATTGTCTGTGCCGTTTCTTATTTCCATACTTAGACTTGATTTCAGCCTTAGCCTGATCTACAATTGCTTTCGTAATGTCTTCAATACTAAACTCTTGGTCAAATGATTCTTCAGTATCCATTTAAGCACTCATTTCTTGTATGGTATAAGCGGATCTTGTTCATCGTCTTTTTGTTCGGGGCATACAATTCTTCACCACAGCAAGCAGCCTTAAGATACCATTCCTTAGCAAAGAAGTCATAGACAAGACCTTTAGCATTAGCATACTTATTGGCTACAAAGGTTTGAAATGGGTCGGGAATCTCCATATTAATCATTGCGTGACCAAAGTAACTTAGTAAAACTATTCCATGACAATTTGTCAGAATCTAAATCTTTCCAGTGCCTATATGATTTAATGTAAACAACAGAATATGCAACGGCAGCAAAGATAAAGCCATATTGCTCAGTTACTACCGCATAGTATATCCACATAGCCTCATTAAAGGTAGCCCATATCCATGCCCAAATTTGTTTTCTTCCAACAAAATATATTGCTGCAACGCCACTGAGTGCAAGCACCCATGACCCATAGTTATTAATCCATTGTTCCATATATTAAGTATACCTTAAGGTGAAGGCTTAGTCAACTTGCTTGCCCTTGGTTTTTACCCAAGTGCCTATCCTATTTGTCTTAACTTTATCTCTTAATGTCTCTGCAAAGTCAGTGCTTATCTCAGATCCAAGGTATTCTTCGCCTGTCTCCATATCAACTAACTTCCATTTCCCTGGAGCCTTGGTATGTATAATTAAATCAACTGGCTTTTCAAATGACTCAACCTCTGATTTATCTTTAAGTATTCTTTTTATCATCTATGAGACTAAGCCCATGGAAAAGTGCTGGAAACAAACGTCGGCGACAATATAGTCGGCGTGATCTACGACAACATCGTAATGTGTTGCGTCTTTATCGCAAAAAAAGCACTTTTGTTTCTTCATATATTTATTATATCATAAATTAAAATGTAATTAATTAGGATTAATTAAAGATTTTTTACCAGCAATTAATGCTTCAATTTCTTTGCAAATTACATCATATTCTTCTTCAAATACTTTCATAGACCTTCCAGGACCAACACTAATAACTCTTCCCTCTTTTTCTGCTGCCTCTTTAACGCCTTTTTCTGAATCATAGTTTAATACTGTGCATTGATACCACTTAGAAATATATCCATCTTTATCAATAAGATATTTTTCAAAGTTTCCACCTTGCTCACCGCCACTTGATTGATGCATGTTTAGCCAGTATGAGTAATAGTTGTTTTCAGTTTTTAATTCTGTATGCTTGTTACCTAAATCATTCATTTGATCTTTAACTTCTAGGTACAACTCGTGTATTGGTTTTCTTGGTTGACCTAAACCATTTACAGTTGAATCTCCATTGTGAGGATTTAGTTCATTAACACCTTGGTTTGGATTTGATGCTACCATTTCTGAGAATTTAAATGTAGTTCCATAAACATCTTTACCATAGTTTGCTGAATCAGCACCACATGTAATACCCTGAGACCACTTGCCATGAGTAATGCCAGGACCACAGTAGTCGTTAGTAGGGATAGCAACAACTTGGAAATCATCTCCACCGTACTTATCTTGAAGACGTTGCAAGATTTCCATCTGGTTTGCGTTTCCACAACCAACCGTTGTGTTCACCAACAAGGTTACTTTACCCTTGAATTGATCTAAAAAGTCTGGCGTGTCTTCAGCCGAGTTAAGCGGGATTGAGTAAATAGATTTCATAGTTATATTGTACACCCATTAAATTATTATATCATTTGTGATATCTTCAGTTCTTTCATCGCTCTCCCATACCAATAGACACTTGGTACACTGAATTCCTGGCTCTCTCATATACCAGGTATGGCTACATTCTTTCATACCCTAAGTATCCCATATTTGGCACGGTATGTCAAGTATAATAAGTCTATGGATGAAGCAGTATTATATATACTATACAACCCCATATATAAGGCTGTCAAGGTAGGCATATCAGATATCTCAGGTAGAAGGTTTGCAAGCCATAGAACCAAGGGTTGGATATTGATCAAGTATTGGCATTTTTTCGAACGGGATAGGGCAAGAAAAGTCGAAACAATAGTACTAAAAACACTAAGGGAAAGATACGGACATTACTTAAGTAAGGAAGATATGCCTCAAAGCGGATATACAGAGACCTTTGATGCCTCAAAGATAACTCGTAGGGCTTTGATCCGTATGGTCAATAAGGCAGTGAAAGAGATTTGATTTCTTTAAATACTCTGGTTGCTAATTCAAAGTCTGCGTCACCGTCTGTATGAATCATTATATTGTTATATCCAGCCTTTTTTACATCATCTATCCTGTCATACAGGCTTTTAATATTTGAAACTGGAAAGAATATTATTGTATCTTTGCTATAGCCTTCAAGTTTTCCTTCAAAAAGTCTTCCATATGAAACTATATTTGCATCACCAAAATCTAACATATTTGGACATATATCGGTTACCATACCAGAAAGATAAGTATAAGGTTTCTTGGTTTTTACTTTCCTAAACTCTTTAATATAAGAGCAGAAGTATTCTTTTCTATCTTCAAGGCTGCTGCTATCATTAATTGGACCAAGTATTCCTCCAAAGGACTCATCAAAACCACCCTTGGTTAGACCTGGAACAAAATTAATCCTAACCCTATCTTCTTGTATTAGGTCTAATGATTTTGTAATCGCCAATAAATATTGTGGAGATATTGTGTATGGCTTAACAGCAACCAAATACTTTAGTTTTTTGTCTGTATTTATTGATCTTGCTATTCTGATAAAAGGATCTGGGAGGCCTGGTGCATAGGGTAGCAGCCATCCATAAAATCCAGAGTCTTCAAGTAGGTCTGACATATAGCCCAGATCTTTATCTAAGTGTCTTCCAAACCAGTACACATTCATTTAGCATTACACTTTCAGTTAGAGAAATAAAAGATTAGCAGTCTTCTCTTGTTGACAGATGTGCATCATCGAGATTATCCCAAGATCTGCCATAGAGTGAGTGTCTATTTCCATTTGTTACCTTTGTGACCTTATGCTCAAACTCTTTATATAGTGGAATATTAACAAGCATTCCTACTTCTGGTTTGATAACATAATCTTTGTTCTTAAACTCTAAGATTCCTCCATCAAAATTGTCATTTATGTATACGCTAAATGATGATGTTATCTTGCCAACGCTTACTATTTTTTTATCAGGTGTATCTAAAATCATTCTTTGTACTAAGTCTGAATCTAAATCATCTCTCTCGTAATGAAATCCCATAGCGTAATCTACGTCGTGACCTAACTCAGCAATAATCTGCTCATCTGGTACTTCAAAAAATGATTGAAGGGCACCAGCACCAGCAAAAAACTTTGGAAGCACAGATTCTAATCTGTCTTGTATAACTTGGAGCAGTGGAGTATCTATGTATTGAGGATTAGTTATTGGGTTTGGAGGAATAAGAATTCCATCTTCACCGTAAAGTGGAATAGAGCCTAAAAATTTATTTCTAATATTGCCACCATATGGGGATCTCATGGTTGGATACCAACCTTCAGGATCTACAGACTCTTTAACTAACCAAGCAAGTTCTTCTTCAGTTAAGAAGTTTCTAATAACCCAAAGGTCTTTTTCAATATATTCTTTTTTGGGTTCCCACTCTGCTTTAATGGCATTTAGTTTCTTTGGGTTGGTAACTTCTAATAGTCGATATTTAGGCATGTATCAATTGTATCATAGTTTGCAAAATTTCGGGGAATGTCAAAGGATAGACCATACCCCCTATGATGATATAATACTTATATGTCAATAACCAGGATAGATAACCTACTTTCAAAGGAAGAAATAGATCATATAGACAGTATCAGGCTAAGCCAAGAACCTTATTTACATGAAGAGTTAGGTAGGATTCAGTTTAATGGTATTAAGCAAAGTCTATCGCTTGAAACTATTGAGAAACTAACCAAGATTGCAAGGGATGTTAGTGATCTGCCTCTATTAATGTCTGATGCGATGATTGTAGAGTATAACTCCCTATACGGAAGTCCAAACCTTAGAACACATGTTGATAGAGACACAAACGAACTGATTATTAAT